GCCCATGCTCCTGGGAAGTATGTCCTATCTTCTTCTACGTCAGCCACGTGTGTCAGTTCTTTCCCACTTACTTCTTCCGTTTCACCCTCACAGGGTTGTGTAGCATCTTCCTGACCCGCATCACCACTAGCCTTTCTCTTGATAACCGTCCTGACGATCTGTTACCTGGTCGATGCCTCTGTTACCTCTTCTGAGAGCCCGCCTAGACTTACGTGTGTTCCGTATATTATGCTAAGCTCCCAAAGCGTCTTGCGCCATATCTTTGCCACATACTTCATCATGGCAATGAAGAACTTGTTTACCACACTCGGGTTCGCATTCCGTTCTAACAACTCGGTTCTCCTAGTTTCCATCGATTTTAGCAGCGACGTGAGGTCATTAGGTATCACTGACTCAGTTGGGCCATGAACAAAAGTAGCTATGCCCCTAGCCAGGTACTGACCACCACCCCCATTCCGGTGGTCGACCCTCAGAAACTCAGCGATACTACCCAAAAAACATTTTGCCGATTGGAAACGGATTTTGTGCTTCCTGGCATTGCGTTCAAAGTCCCGCACCGTCCTCAGTTTGGTGACAGAGGAGAAGACATCATCTCCGTTGTGCGTGGACGGCACCTCAACGTCACCCGTCATCTGCTGGGTGTACACATAGTTCAAGACAGTGTTTATTGCTGTAGTCAGTCGCCACCCAGACAGCAGTGTAGCAGTCGCCTTATACCATCCGCTTTCTGGACACTTTATTTTCATCTCGTTTACAGACTGAATGACCCAATCAATAGAGGCTAACTGTTCATGAGTCAAGACATCAGAAAACACGTTTTTATATGCTAGCATCACCATCTGCATATTCGGTATCGTGTGCTGAGAGTTGAAGTCTTCAAAATCAAAGCAGAATGGTATCCCGTCTCTGGAAATTTCTGAAATCGTGTTCTTCACTGCTTCCGGCCTTGCAGAACTACCTATGGGGAACACCTTACTGAGGACCTCCTCCATATCACCGAATGCAAACGTGCTGTGAACAAAATTAGTAAAGTCGACTCCGTATATAGCCCTCTGCTTGCCCCACTCATACTTTGTCGATGGCCAGGCCAGCATTTCTGGTTTCCTAGATCGTAACTTCGTGTGCATGTCATCAGGCATAGCACAGGCCGTGTATAGTTTCGTCCGAAGTTCACGCTGTTTGGCCAGGTAAGTGTTGTCCTCTTCATACTGAGAATGGATCGCGCCTACTGGTGTATGTTGCCATCTGCGAGCCCAAAACTGTTCCCATGTCAATTTGTTCACTCTGACCCTCTGTGCACGTGCCTTGTTGAACAAACTCACTGCCGTGTTGTAGGTGAATGCCGGTGATATACTTGCCGTAGTGGGTCTGGTTCTGTGTAGCCTCTCCGCCGACCAGTCTACTTGTCCAGGTCCTCTGTTTACCAGAACTTCAAGTTCGAACAATGGGGTTAAGTCTACATCTATGAGATTCTGCAATGCCTTCAGCCGACTAGTGAATTTGGTCTTCAGAGTACTTACGAAGTGTGATTCACTGTCATATTTCCATGTCCAAATGGCACTAGAGGCCACCAGGCTCTTTATGGGGTCAGGGACTGATGCAGCCCACAGCAGAAGCCCACATATCATCGACTCATTACACCCCACTCCGATCAACCTGTCAAGACAGTTTAGTATGAAGTCACAATTCTGTTCAAAATACGCTAGGCCTATGGTCCGCAGTTCTGCGACAGTACAGTGCCTTAAATGATTAGCAGATATTCTGTGTGTTGGCGGGTCAAGTAGGCCCTCAAACATAGCAATGACATTGTGGCGTCTTTCCTTATACGTGTTTTTGTGGTGAGACCGGCTCGTGATATAAAGAAGGTAATGCATGATGTCCCAAGCGGTGCAGGGCCCGTAAGGAAACAGTGTTGGCCCATACTGTATCCTGCTTATGCGTGCGAGTATCATGTTGTTTTTGTCCGTCAAAAGAGTGTCTATATGTA